GTTATGCGCCTTCACGCCGTAGGTTGCAGGAAGCTGATAGCGCGCCCGGTTGCGCGAGATGTTCGCAGCGAGAGCCTGTGCCTGGCGCGCCTGCTCCGCCGTGATCGGCTGGCCATCGACAGGCGTGCCTTGCCAGTAATTCAGCGCCCGACTCGGGACAATCCTCGGGAGTTGGTTGGGGTCCATGTTCAGTCCAGAAAGGGGAGTGGCGCCGTCAACGGGTCGATGCGGCCGCCTGGAGATCCGAACGGATCGAGTGGATCGTACTCAGCGGCCCATGCTTGCCGCTCAAGCCGGAAATCGTATTCACGATCATCGATCGGGTTCTTCAGGCACGAAGGCCAGAACGCCGAGAGATCATTGATCTGAAGAGGGCCGACACGCACGGGCTCATCATCGAGCTCGTAACCGCCGACGAATATGCGCCAGCGCCAAGGGCGGTCCAGAGCCGCGCCCGTCTCTGGATCTTCCGGCGGGCCGAACGTCACCCGCACCGGAATGTCGACGCGCCGCCCCCCGCGCTGCAAGATGAGCCACTGGCCTTCCTGCAACGCGTCGATGCCTTCCTGCTCCCGACGGAAGCGATCAGGGATCAAGAGCGGCGCGTATGGAATCACTGTGATTCCGCATCCGCCTTGGGCTCGAAAAGCTCCGCACGCTTCGCTTCGCCGATCGCGCCCACAACGACGATGAGCTCCATGGGCGCATCCTCGATCTGGCCTCGAATTGCGTCGACGGGGATGAAGGGCGAGCCTTCCGGTGTGATGGCGGCAACCAGCGCTTCAGACAGCTTGGGCACAGCAGTGCGTAGCGTGTCGAAGTCGGAAAGGTTCATCACGCCTGTGGACACGACGCGCTTCCAGACGGTCTCGATCTTTTTCGTCGGCTCCGTCGACCATTCGGCCAGCCACGCATAGGCATCACCAGCGCTGAACTCAGGCGTCTCATCGACGACAGCCGGTTCAGCGGCGGGCGTCGGCGCAACCTTCTGACCTGCGATCGGGATGTCTTTGCCGGCGCGTGTCCATGCCGCGACGTCCACGCCGCGCGCGGGACGGAGCTCTGTCAGAGCAGCGCCGACGATGTGCCGCACTGCCTGGGCCGGGCCGGTGGCCTCGACCATGTAATCGACGCCATCGAGCGTCATAAAATATGGGCGTGTTTGCGCCGCCATAGTCTGTCCTTTCGGGTTAGAGGTTCGTCAGGCGAACAGCTTCAGGAGCCACACGAGGATCTTGAAGCCGTACGCCATGACAATGGCGCCGCCCAAGCCGAGCAGTCCAATCAGTAATCTAGGTGGGATGCGCCCAATCAGGTTGCGCACATTCATGCCGATGGCCTCCGGACGAATCGTTGCGAAACCCGTATCCCCTTAGTTCATGCGGTTTGCAAGCGCAGAATGTCAAAATCCTTGACGCTCATTCGGGGCACTGCGATCAGGGCGGCATGTCAAAGACCCACCCCGATTCTACCGCCATCGACCGTGTTGGTGGCGACGTCGTCCAAAGTCACTTCGCCCTCACGCGCCAGACGTTGTGGAACTGGCGCACAAAGGGCGTGCCGCGACAGATGCGCAAGCCGCTGCGGCTGCTTGGTGAGACACAGGGCCACGACATGCGCGATTTCGAAACGTCCGCTGAGTAGCGGCGTCGCCGGCGCGTAGCCGGTGCAACAGCCAGGAGAACCATCATGGCAGACAGAGCCAGCGCCGATCGCGTTGCGGCCGATATGAACCCGCCCAATTACCGGGCGGCTATCAAACGGATTCGCTCCTCGATCGTCGCCAAGCAAACGAAGATCCAGTCGATCAACGGGGAGATCTCCGACGACTGGGCGAAGGTCGAAGGTCACAAGGTCAACAAGAAGGCTGGCCGCATCTTCCTCATGCTCGACAAGATGGATCACGAGGAGCGGACCGATATCGTGCGCTCGCTCAACGGTCTCATCGACGCGTCGGAATGGGATAAGGACGCGACCGATCTTGTCGACCAAGCCCAGGGCAATGTCGTTCAACTGCACGTGCACACGAAGCCGGGCGGCGAAGACGACGATGGCGATGACGAGCAGGACACGGACGGCGGCGAGGCCGAGATGCGCGAAGTCGAAGACGCTCTGGCACAGGAGACGGAAGCCAAGCCGCGCCGTTCGCGCAAGGCGGCCAATCCCGATGGGGCAAAGGCGCAGAGCGACGTAGCTCGCCAGGCGGATGCTGCTCGCGCCGCCGCGCGTGAGAAGCTCGGCAAGGGCCCGCCGCCCGAACCGTACACCGGTGACAACTCGGATCTGGCCGGCGAATGAAGCAAGCGGCCGTCATCGCACTGGATCTCGCGACGACGACAGGATGGGCGTGGCACCTTCCGGGGATGCCACGCCCCTTCTTCGGCGCCGAGCGCTTACCAGGAGAGGCGCGTGAGATCGGCAAGCGCTGCGACCATCTCGAGCGCTGGCTTCGCGACACGTACCTGGCGCTGAAGCCGGACGGTGGCATCTCCCATTTCTTCTTGGAGGAGCAGCACTTGGGCACCGTGGGCGGCGGCAAGGGCAAGCCACGCCGCACGATCCCGCCGGCGACGATCAAGCTGCTCGCCGGGCTCAGCGCGGTTACGCAGAAATTCGCCTACCAAGTCGGCGCGCACTGCTACGAGGTGAACATCGCCGAATGGCGCAAGCACTTCATCGGCAAGGGCACCGGCTTTCGCGCTCGCGGCGAGGATCCAAAAGAACTCTGCATCCAGCGGTGCGCGCAATACGGGTGGTTCACCGATCTGCCCGACGCGGCGGAAGCCAGCGGCATCCTGGATTTCTCGCTCACCCTCATTCCGAATTACGAGCGCCCATGGCGCGACAACGCATTGCTGGGAGGCATCCGCTGATGTGGACAGACGACAAGATCGAGAAGTTGACGAAGATGTGGGAGGGTGGCGCATCGGCCGGCAAGATCGCGGATGCGCTTGGCGACGGCACGTCGCGCAACGCTGTTCTCGGCAAGGCCAGCCGGTTGGGATTGAGCGGCCGCTGCACGCCCATCAGCACCCTTGAGGCGCGGTTTGAGCGCGTCTGCGATCGCGTGATCGAGGGGGTGAATGGGGAGCATCCCACCATAAATCGCGCTGCGATCGCGGAGGGCATGAACATCTCGAAAGCGCAGCAGATGTGGGACGAGCGTATCGAGGCCACCCACGGCGGAGACCCCGCATGAAGGTGCCAGCCGTGCGCGCGCCGCAGCCGGACGATCTGCCGTTTCCTCCAATTCCGAATGCTAGGGCGCGCGTCGCCGCTATCGATTGCCCGTGGCATTTCGCCACGCGAGCTCCAGTAACTCGCAGCGGATCGGACCGGTCGCCGCAGAAGCACTACCCGACGGCCAGCATCGGACATCTCAAGACGATACCCATGCAGGACATCCTTGAGCCGGACGCGTGGCTCGCATTTTGGATTACAGGACCGCTTCTCGCGCGCGGCGTGCAAGTGATCCTCGCAAAAGCCTGGGGCCTTGAGATCTCAGGTATGGGCTTCACCTGGATCAAACTCTGGAATGGCTTCGACACAGGAAGCCTGGCGCGCACGCCCCTCCTGGAGCAGGACATCGCCATGGGCGGCGGGTACACCACTCGCAAGAACGCCGAGTTCGTCGTGCTGATGAAGAACGGCAATCCGAAGATTGCCCGCCGCGACATCCGGGAAGTCATCATCTCGCCCCGCCGCGAGCACAGCCGCAAGCCAGAAGAGTTCTATCGTCGGCTCGAGCACTTCAGCGAGGGGCCGCGGCTGGATATGTTCGGAGGCGGCCCACGCGCCGGCTGGGATTACTGGGGCTGGCCCCACTTCGAACCGTCGGATCGGGCGGTGGCCGGATGAGCCAGCACGATCCTCTCATCAACGTGCCAGCCGAAGCCGCGGTGCTTGGCGGCATGATGCTGAAGAACAGCCTGATCACCGAGTTCTCCGATCGCTTGCGCTCCGACGACTTCGCCGAGCCGCTGCATCAGCGCATCTTCTCGGCAATGCTGCGCTTCAGCGCGAAGGGCGCGACGGCATCGGCCGTATCGCTTCGCCCGGTGTTTGCCGTCGACCCTGATGCCGATGGCGGGGATTACCTCGATCGGCTTGTCGACAGCCCCGCGGTGGTCATCGGCGTTCCCGACCTTGCCCAGCAAGTCGCGGAGCTTTCCGTCCGCCGCAAAGCGCGCGAGGCCATGCGAGAGGGCGCAGCCGCCGTCGAGGATCTCGAGAACCCGGTGGGCGATGTCATTGGCGGCGTCGAAGAGCGCGTGTGGGCTGCGGACCATACGGACGACGATACCAACCTCATGGGTCTCGGCGATCTCGCACGGCTGGTGCAGCAGCGCCAGGACAGGATCGACACGGGTGTTCAGACGGCTGGGGCGACCAACGGTATCGTTCCCGAGCTCGACGCGCTCCTGGGCGGCCTGGACCGGGGCACGTACACCCTGCTGGCCGGACGGCCCGGCATGGGCAAGACGTCCCTCGCCTCGTCCGCTGCGATCGGCTGGGCGATGAATGGCAACGCCGGTCTCTACCTGGGCACCGAGATGTCGGACGAGCAGCATGCCATGCGCGTGCTGTCCGATCTCTCGCACCTGTTCGGCCGCGGGATCGAGCACGACAGGATCCGGAGCGGCAAGCTGGACGAAGGCGAGAAGCACTTCATCGAGCAAGTCATTGCGCCCCGGGCCGACATGCTGCCGCTGCGCTACAAGAAGATCGGTGGCTGCGCTTGGCGCCGGATCTACTCGATCGTTGCGCGCGAGAAGGCGCGGTTGGAAGCGCTGGGCAAGAAGCTGTGGTTCGTCGTGGTCGATTACCTGGGCATGCTCCAGGCGGAGGGTGCGGACGGCAAGCTGATCATGGACCCGCGCCTGCGCATGAACGCGGTCTCGGAGGGCATGATGCGAATACGCGACGAACTCGACGTCGCCGTGGTCGCGCTGGCGCAGCTATCGCGCGAAGTCGACAAGCGCCCGGATAAGCGCCCGCACAACGCGGATCTGAAGGAGACGGGCAATCTTGAGCAGGACGCGGACGCGATCCTCTTCGCTTACCGCGAGGAGTATTACCTGGAAAACAGCAAGCCGAAGGCCGCCGAGAAGGGGCAAAAGCTGGAAGCGCTGATCGAGGAATGGGAGGCGGAATACTACGCTTCCCGCGACAAGCTCGACATCATCGTGGGCAAGAACCGGCACGGGCAGCGCTTCACGAAGACGGTCAAGTTCCGGGGCAAGTTCTATGCGGTCCGGAGCAACACCCATGACGAGTTCACGCAAACGGAGGATCTACCATTCTGACAGATACGGAAAAGGCCGCCCGGCGCTGAACCGGACGGCCTTCATGGGGAGCCTGCTCGCTCGCGATCGATATAGAGGCCGCGAGTCGCTCCCGCAACGAAAAGGGAACGACGATGAATAGAAACATGAAGGCGATTACTTGGGGCATGCAGGTCAGAGGGCTCGATTCAGGCCCCTGGAGACTGCTGATGGTGCTGTGCAGCTACGTGGGCAAGAAAGGCTACGAGGTCTGGCCTTCGTACAACACCATGGCGGAAAGAGCCGAGACCAGCCGCGCGTCTGCCAAGCGCTTTGTCGCCCTGCTGATCGAACGTGGCCTGATCGAGCAGGCGGGCACGAAGTGGCGTGAGAACGGCGGTCGCAGCGTCAACGTCTATCGGATCAAGGTGGGTGAGATCGATGTAGACGACGTCGGCCCAGACGAGGAAGACGACTTCACCGAAGCGAGCGACCCCAGGGTCAAATTGAACCGGGGGGGGAGTCATAGCTGTGACCCGGGGGCCAGGGTCACTGCTGACCCGTGCAGGGAACCTCTTATAGAAGGAACCTCTATACCTGAAGATTCTCCTCTCTTCCTTACGGAAGAGACCCCCTCACAGGATCTCCTAGGGGATCTAGTACCAAGCGATCCAAGATCCGTAGACCTGGTCGACTATGTGCAGGCGGAATGGTCGAAGCTGGCTGAACGCTATCCGCGTATCCAGAATCCTCGCGTGATCAGCGAAGCGCGAAAGAAGAAAATTCGCGCGCGAGCGAAGGACGTGGCCGGCCGATCTGGCGGCGCGCTGACAGCGCACGACGTGTGGGATCAGATCTTCGCCGCAATCGCAGCGTCCGCGTTCCTGCGCGGCGAGGCTCCCCCGACCCGGCATTACCCCGACCCCTTCAGCCTCTCGATCGATTATATCACCCGTCCTGCCATCTTCCTCCAGACACTCGAAAGGTACACGATCGATGCCGAACGCAACCAGCACACCCACTCCGCCGACGGTCGTAGATACGGGCCAGCAGAGCAGGCTATGCGCGAGGTCCTCGCCGGCATGGGACTTGATCAGCAATGACGCGACAGCCGCCGAGATCGCAGCCTCGATCGACGAGCGGGTGCGCGAGGCTATCCCGGTTGCCTTGGACGCCGCGCGTCGAGAGCGAGCCCCGGCTCCTCCTGTGCCGCTGGTCGCCGGCATCACGCAATTTGTGGGCTTGGTGGGGCAGAACTGGACACCGGATGGGCGGACGGAGTTCATCGGCCTGGCACGCGCAGAGCTTTCGCTGCTGCCGGGTGACATGGTTCTCGCCGCTCTTGCCGACGCGCGCCGCGAAGTGAGCGATGGCCGTTATCTCGTGAACTGGGTCTACAAGGCGGTCGAGAAGCGCACGTCGCGGCTGGATATCGAGATCAAGCGGCTCGAGTTCCTCGCATCCCTCCTGCCCAACGAAGGCTGAAATGGCACAGGCCAATACCAATCCGAACAGGAGGAGAGATCTTCAGATCTATCTCAAGCGATCGAAGCCGGATGATATTCTGACGCTTGAGGAGTGCGCGGTCGCCTGGGGCACCACCAAGCAGCGTTTCGTCACGGTGAGGAACGCCATGCCCACGTTTCCGGACCGCATAGCCACAGACGGCAACGTCTACCTCTACCCGGCACGCAAGGCGCTGGAGGCGATGCTGGCGTATGAGACGCGGCACGAGGCGGCCGCGAAGGCCAAGCAAGCGCGCACGAATGCGATTCTCGGCCGCGGCAAACGCGCGAGCGCGAATGACGATACCGCGATCTACAGCCCCAGCGAGCTCGCAACGCTGTCGCGCATGTCGGCGGAGCTCGAGGAGCGCGAGCGCGAGCAGGGGCTCTACGTGCCGGTCGCGAAGAACGCTGTCGTGGCCGGCGAGGTCTTTGCGCTGATCTCGGAGTTCATGAGCGAGCTATCGAACAAACTGGATCCGCACGGGCTGGAAACGCCCGAGTGGCGCGCTCGCATCGACAGCATGGGCGCTGAAGCGCTATTGGGCCTCCATCGGCAGATGAAGGAAGTGCTGTCCCCCGATGCTAAGCCAAGAGCAACTCGAGCAGCGTCTAATCGATCTCGGAAGTCATCGACACGACGCTGATCCGCGCAAGGCTTGGCTGGACCGGCTGGATGCACTCCTGCCGTCCATGTCGATATCGACGAACGAGTACGATCGCACCAAGCGCAAGCTGATCAATCCTGGTGGCGAGCCCTTCGATTACGATGAGACGCTAACGCCATACACGGCCAAGATCGGCGACGCCTGCGATAACCCGAAGGTCCGGGTCATTGGCGTGAAGGGCAACACGCGCAGTTCCAAGACGACGAAGGCCGAGTCGATGCTCCTGCGCAACTGGACGTACGGTCCGCTGCGCAACGTCGGTTGGATCATGCAGGACGAGGACTCGCTCAAGCGCTACATCGACGAGCGCGGCGAGGAGATGCTGCGGGTTCACGAGGAAGTGAACGAGAAGGTCGACTGGAATGATAAGCGCGCCGGCCGCTTCTTCCGACAGATCGGGCGATCCAAGCTGTTCTACTTTCCGGCCACGCTGCGCTCGCTTCGCGGATTCGCGGCCCCGATCCTGATCGCCGACGAGATCGACGCCTACAACAAGCGGGTTCGCGATGCGATCATGACCCTGCTGAGTTCGCGGCAAGAAGAGTTCGGGTCGAGCTCCAAAGCCTACATCTGCTCGCACCCGGACGCCGGCCCGGATGGCGGTATCGATGCGATCTTGAAGGACTCGCTGCTGCACCTGTGGTGGGTGAACTGCTGGTGCTGCGGCAAGGCGATGTCGCCGGCGGCGGAGGCGGAAGATCTCGGCGGCCGCATGCTTTGGAATGTGCCGGGGCTGATGGCGCAATCGCACAACATGGAGCGCGTCGCCTTCCTCAACACGGTCGCCCAGGAAGCGCGGCTGGTCTGCCCCAATCACAACTGCCGCGAGACTTACGATCCAGATCAGCGGCTCAAGCTCATGGCTGGCGGGCAATGGCTCCAGCCGCATCAGCGATTGACGATCGACGGCACCGTCGAGGGCGAGGAGCAAGTGGCGAGCATCATGGGCTTCGTCATTCACGCATTCATGGCGCCGTTCGTGAAGCTGCGCGAGACGGCGCGTGACTGGGCTGCGGCCAAGCTGACCTTCGACGACACCGGAAACGACGTCCACTTGCGTGAAGTCGTCGTGAAAAAGCTGGGCGAGACGTTTCAGGGCGCGAAGGAAGACGAGACCGTTGAGCCTGCGAAGGTGGTGCAGGCGCGCCTCGCCTCCCGTTATGCGCTCAAGACGGTGCCGCCGGGCGTGCGGTTCCTCACCGCCTTCGTCGACGTCCAGGGCGATCGTTTTGAGGTCCGTGTCATCGGCTGGGATCTTGGCAAGCAATCGTGGCTCATCGACGCGTACGCGATCAAGCAATGGCCACGCGTGGGCGAGCGAGGCGCGTTCGACAACATCGACCCAGGCGGCAAGCTGTCGGACTGGAGCATCCTGGAGGACAGCGTCGTGGCAGCGGCGTATCCGCTGGCTGGCAACGAAGCCCGCGTCGCGCAGGGCGAGCCAGCGCTCTTCCTGCCGGTGGCGCGCACCATGATCGACGCGGTGGGCGTACCCGGCGTTACGTCGAACGCCCGTGCGTGGCTGTCCGAAGTCATGTCGCGCCGGCCGGGCGGCGGTAAGCGGTTGATCGAGGGTTACAAGATCGTGCTCGTGCACGGCGCGTCCAGCAAGAAGGCTCCCCTCTACGGTAAGCCGGTGCCGGTCGAGATCGATGACGCGGGCAAGCAGCGCAAGATCCAGGTGTTCGGACGCTATCCGAACGTCCACGAGCTCAAGCGCATCATCGCTCGCCGCCTGCGCATTGCCGAGCCCGGCCCTGGACGCATGCACCTTCCGGCGAACATCTCGGCTCGTTACGCGCGAGAGCTCACCGCCGAGCAGATCGTCAACGGCTCATGGGTGCGTCGTGGTCCGAACGAGACCTGGGACGCCTGGGTCATGTGTGAAGTTGCGCGCGAAACGCTGAAGCCTGATCGGCCGGGCATGTGGGATGACCGCGATAACTGGCCAGAGTGGGCAGATCCCCGTCCGCGCGATGCCATCGACAGCGAGCCTACCGACGCGGTAAACCCGTTCGACCGTCTCGCCCAGATCAATCAGGGCATTCCTGGAGAGCAGAAGCGATGAACCTGTGGGGCACAGCCTTTTTCACTGACGAGGATCTCGAGGCTGAGATTCGCAAGTATGCGGAAGCTCGTCGGACCGTGCGGGGCGGCAACCCCGCGTCCGTGGTGCGCAAGATCCAGGGCGAAGGACGGATGATCGAGTTCGCCCCGGTGCAGGACTCGATGAACAATCTGGACGCCGACTTGCGCGAGATGATGGCGGAGGCGCGGCGGCGCGGCCTTGAGATCGGCGGCACCGGCGGCGGCGCGATCGCGGTGGAGATCGGACTGTGAGCATCACGAGTAGCATCCCGCCTGGCGCGGGCAGTGTGACCTTGGCGACAGCGACGCCCGTGGTGTCGCAGGCCGATGCCATGATCCAGCCGGGGCTAACCGCGCCCGGCCAAGTGCCTGGCTGGGGCTTCAACGGCAGCGGTCTGTTCAAGAACCTCGAGACGTTCTCTGGGCAGGTTCAGTACACGCCGCCCAAGCTGTCGGCCCGCCAAGAGGGCAAGATGGCGCGTCGCGATGCGGTCCGCGCCGCGCGTCACGCCGAGCGAACGTCGGAGCACATTCGCGGCTCGCTCGATCGCAAGACAGACATGGTGGTCGGCGCCGGCTTGCGCGTGCATGCCCAGCCGGACTGGGATGCACTGGGGCTCAACGACGGCGAAGACGGCTGGAAGACGAAGAAGCCATTTGCCCAGGCGTGTCAGCGCGAGTTCAACAATTGGGCGAACGACAACCGGCTGCTCCAGGATGGAGAGGGTCATTACAATTTCGGCGGCATGATGTGGATGGCGTTTCGCAATCTGATCGGCCCCGACGCCGAGTGCGCGGGCATCATCCATTATGATGAGGATCGTCAGCGCGAGTACAACGCGAACTGGGCCACCTTCGTCACGATCGTGGATCCGGATCGCATCGAGACCCCGCCTGAAGAGGTCGACAAGACGATCGACCGCAACGGCTACGAGGTTTTCGAGGGCAAGAAGCTGGACAAGCACGGGCGCATGCTCGGCTTCTGGGTTTCGAAGAAGCATCCCAGCGAAGGCGCGTCGACCGCGTCGGAGTTCGGCCACGTGTTCGTGCCGCGCGAGACGTCGTGGGGCCGGGCCATGAGCTTCCATTTCTTCATGAAGACACGTGCCGGCCAGCAGCGCGGCGTCACGGCGCTCACAACGATCCTGCGCACCGCCGGCAACATCGATAAGCTGGACGACGCGATGATCGGATCGGCGATCGTGCAATCGGTGCTATCGAATTACATCAAGACGCTGGCTTCGCCGGAGACTGTCGCCGAGCAGTTGTCCCCGGCTGGAAGCACTGGGGTCTCGCCCTGGGATCAGAAGCTCGATTACTACGGCAAGGCCAAGATCACGATCGGCGGCACGCGCATCCCCGTGATGCCTCCGGGCGACGAGATCCAGATGTCGGCGGTGAACCGTGCCGTCCAGGATCCCTCCAACTTCCGTAACGGCTTCCTGCGGCAGATGGCATCGGCGCTGGGCGTATCGTTCGAAACGCTGTCCATGAACTTCAGCGAGACGAACTATTCGTCGGCGCGAGCGGCGCTGCTGGAAGTCTGGCGTGGCGTGATATCGATGCGCAAGATGTTCACCGCGCACGTCGCATCGCTCATCTACGCCGCCGTGATCGAGGAGGCGATCTACAAGGGCCGCATTCAGCTTCCCCCGGGCGCTCCGCCATTCCAGGAAAACCGCGCGGCCTATACCGCGTGCGCTTGGACCGGACCGGGCATGGGCTGGATCGATCCGCAGAAGGAAGCGGGCGCGATCGAGAAGATGCTCCAGATGAAGATCAAGAGCCGCTCACAAGTGGTCGGCGAGATGGACGGCGGCGATTATCTCGAGACGTTCGACCAGATCGAGCAGGAACGCTTCGAAGCGGAAGAGCGCAACTTCAGCCTCGATCCTCTCGCACCCGGTACGCCGGGCGCGGAAGCGGAGACCGGCGAGGGCAGCGGCGATGAAAATGAACCGGCCAATCCGCCGGCGAAGGAGGATTGATCCATGGCCGTCTACCTGCCACACGTTGCGCAAACCCTCCTCAACAGCCCGCTGGCTATCCATGCGAACAAGGCGAACGTCATCGCCTCTGTGCTGGCCAATCGTATCAACCTTTCGTCCTATCAGGACATGGCGATCAGCGGCGGCCGGCTGGAGCGGGACGACATGGCGGACATCGCCGCCCGGGCTCGGCGCGATGCGGTTGCCGGCATTCCCAACCTCCCCGCTCCGCAGAAGACGACGGACGGCTGGTATGGGGACCGGCCTTACGAGATCTCATCGACCGGGATCGCGATCATCCAGGTATGGGGTACGCTGTGCCGGACTTGGGGTGTGGGCCCTTACTCTGGGTTCACTGGCTACGACGGCATCATGACGTCGATCGACTTCGCACAGAACGACCCTATGTGCCGCGGGATCTTCCTGCACATCAACAGCGGCGGCGGCACCGTGGATGGGCTCGCTGATTGCGGCGACTTCATTCACGCCTGTTCGGCGCGCAACGGCGGCAAGCCGATATACGCTTACGCTGGCGACTATGCGTATTCGGCCGCGTACTGGCTGGCGGCCGCGTGCGACAAGGTGTTCGTGGGCGAGATGGGCGGGGTCGGATCGATCGGCATCATCACGCTCTACGCGGATATGTCTCGCGCCCTCGAGGAGGATGGCATCGACGTCACCGTGTTCCGCTCGGCGCCGGGCAAAGCGCTCGGCATGGGCGGCATCGAGCCGCTGCCGGATGCCGAGAAGAACCGCATCCAAGAGCAGATCGACTACCTGGGAAGCGTGTTCGTCAAGCGCGTCGCGACGTATATGCCCGCTCTTACGCAAACCGCTGTAGCTGAAACGATGGGCTTCGATTATATCGGGCCTCGCGCGATGGCCATCGGCTTAGTAAACGACGTTGTGTCCATGCCGGATGCGTGGGCGAAACTTGAGCGACGTATCGCTCGCAACTGAAGGGCCTGACGCAAATGTCTCATCGTCTTCTCACCGCGCAGAGCGCCCGCCTGGGGCTCGCGACCGCAGCTTCCGCCCCGGCGCTCGCCGCAGCAACCATCACGCCGCCTGCCCCCGCCGCCGAAAGCGGTGGTGACACGCCGATCGACGTCGTGACGGTCGCCGATGCCAACGCCGCCATTGCGCAGGCGCGTGTCGAGGCTGCCACCGCCGAGCGTGATCGCACCGCCGCCGTGATGAACAGCGACGCGGCCAAGGCGAACTATCCGACCGCAGCATGGCTGCTCCAGCACAATCCGTCCGCCAGCGCGGATGCGATCGTGGCCCACCTGGGCACGATGCCCAAGGCTGCTGCTGCCGCCGCGCCCACTCCCACCCCGTCGCCCGCTCCAGCGCCGGCGGCTCCCGCCGCGATCACGACGCCCCTCACCGAGACGCCCAAGGTCGACGCGGGCAGCGCTGCTCACAGCGGCACTTCGGAAGGCGGGAGCCAGGCCGACATCGAGAAGAGTTGGGATACGAGCATCGCCGCGG